GCATTTGTCCATTCTGTGACTTCGAGGAAATCATCACCCTTTCTATCAATGTTGTAGTTCTTGAGTTCGACAAAGCGGCATGTGCGCTGGGATTCTTTCATGGCGTTAGTGGGCTTCAAGTTCATCAGCGATGGCGAGAAATTCTTGCCTTATGTCATTTGCTTTACTGAACAAAGCCCAGGCGTAGCCGTAGTCAATTGTTGGCCCTACAGAGTCTTCTGTTGGTTCTGGTTGCCAAGGCACCACCTGATCCGCAGCAGCGCGAAGGGCGGCGGCAAGACAACCTTGTCCGGTATGGCTGGAGCGAAAGGCATCCAGCACTGCTCGTGTGACGGGTGAAAGTTCAGACATAGAAGTTGATCGGACTACTGGTGTTGCTTAAAAACAAGCACGGCTGACAAAGAATGTACTCACCAAGCTCATGATGCACAAAAAACAGTAGTGATGTTGACTAATCGGGCAGGGAATCAAGAGCGCGGCGGATGGCAGATGAGTCAAAACCAAGACCGTGAGTAGAGGCATCCACTTTCAAAAGGTCCAACGCTTGTAGCGCCTGCTCCTTCAAGCTCGGCGGCTTGGGGCGGCGGGCGGCGCGGAGATAATCCGCGTAGTGTTTGTCGTAACCAGGCAGGCTGCTGTGGAGCCACTCACAACACGCCTCCAGCTCCTGATCAGCGCCCCAGCGGGCGGCTTGGGTGCAGATGAGCTGCTCGTAGTTCGCCGGATAAGCTCCGATGCAGTCTTGCGAGCGGGTGTTCTCCAGCCACTGCTCCACCAGCTCAGGCGGGGGAGTAATCGGGTGTTCAGTCTTCATCAGTTGTAGGAAGTGAAGGGCCAAGTTGCTCTAAAGCGCACAACATGCACCAAGTACCCTCATGACCAGGGATGTTGCTGCTAATCGTGTGAGGGTGAGTGCCGTGCTTTGGGCAGATGACTTTTGGAGGTTCATAGACGAGCAGGGATTGATTAGTGATCGGAAGCTCTTGAGCTTGAAGTTCTTCAGTCATTTTCTCTGTGATTGCTAACTGTTTTGCATTTCTCGAGATCGACGATGGTGACATAGCCTTCTCCGCCCTCGGTTTCCCAAGTACTTGGATGCACTTTTGCTACGGCTTGAGCATCTTCAAGCGTTTCGCAAGTTTTGATTGGGTAAGAAGATACGCCGCACTCGATGCAGCCGATTTGATACACCAAGTAGCGTGCGTTCATTTCTCGATACCGAGCGTTGGAACAGGAAGACCGCCTTCAGTGGGCACATAAATTGTGCGATTGCCTTTTTCGCTGCCTTCTTGCAAACCTACTATATATAAATATTGCAAATATCGCGGATTATCTTTAAGTGAATCGCCAATAATGCGATTAGCTTCTGCAACGCCTTTAGCGCGTTCAATTTCAGCATCTGCCTCAAGCGAAGCCGCATCTTTTTTTGCCTTCGCTTCAAGCACTCTTACCTGACGAGTGCTTTCTGCCTCCATCAATGAGGCCTTGCCAGCAAGGGTGCGGTTGTAAACACCTAATTGCGGAATGCCCCAAAGAAGAAGGGCAAGCACTGCAACGACTGGGGTGGCAAGAATAAATACAACGAGTGCGTCTTGTTTCATGATAATTGATTAGATTGACTGTTGCTTTGATTGATTGTTATTTCCAGCGCTCTTGTGTCGCTGGCTTTTCTTTTGCGTAGAACGCAAGAATTTCTTTGTAATTCTGCTCTACCCATTCACGAACTGCTCTGTTGGCAATTCCAGAAATACTCATGTCAGTCGCCTGAGACAACTGAACAATTTTGTCAAATACTGCCTGCGGGACAGTGAAAGTAATGCGATGAGCTGTCATTTGATCAGTCGTCTCCGAATGCGTCTTCAGCAGCTTTTGCAAGATCATCAATCGACTTGCTATTGATCTTGTCGCTGACGGGCTCAGGAATGATCTGTGCGCCCTTGCTGTTCTTGCCTTGATTGAACATCTTGATATGATCCTTGCCCACCGCTTTCAGTAGCGCCGTCGCTTTGTTTTCAGGGATTTCGGCGAGACTCAACGATTCAGTGATCGTGAGCACGGTTTTGATCCCGTATTGCGTGATGCCCAGATCCATCAGCTTGGTTTCAAGCTTTTCGTTGACAGAGGTGGGCGCAAAGGCAGCGCTGGCAGGAAGGCCGCCCGGTGTCTCATCGACGGGCTTGCGAGCTGCAGGAGCTGACTTGGGCGCAGAGGTGCCAGCATCGCTTCCCAGGACGGCATCCAGGGCGTCGTGCTCGACGATCTCCATGGCCGTCACCCAGAGGTAGCGACGGAGGTAGGTCTGCACAGCGCCCAAGTTTTGAATCTCGTGCGCCCCCTTGAGAGCGGCACTGGACATGGGGCTAGAGATCTCGATGCAGTCGTCAGGGTTGCTGCAGTCGGTGATGGTCAGCGTGGCTTCTTCTTTGCCGTAGCTGACAACACCTGACAGCTCGAGAGACAGAAAGATCTCTTGAACAGTAGGGAGAAAGTCCCCAAGTTCAAAATAATTGTATCCAGCGAATTTATTTTTACCGCTTTTTGAAAGCTTTTTGCCCTGAAGCGCGATACGCGCCTGCATGAGTTTCTGATGAACGGACATGCCGCCTTGTGTGTTGAACAGATGCAAGGTAGCATCAGATTGCATGAGCTGTCAACCCCCTTTAGCTGCAAAATGCCGACACGCGCCTCCACCTCCCTCAATCGCATCCTGCGAGTGACGGTGAATTTGCTTTTTGAGAAGGGCGAAAGCGTACAGGCGATTGCGAATTTGATGCAGGGCTTTGTTGACAGAAGAATGATTCAGGAGTGGCATGAAAAGTATTGTGAGATCAACGGAATTAGTACGGAAGAGAATTCATCTCACAAACATCTCACAAGAAAAATTCCTGTCGCGCCTATTGATTTTGAAAAAGTAACGCTTGATGAATTTGAGAAAAGAAAAGAATCGAACTGGGATGATTTCTAGCAAAATCAATGCTACGATTTTCAGGGTAGCAATTTACTCTAGTCACTCACCTAATCATGTTCTCGAAAATCTTGAATCGCAACATAAGCGCAAAGGATGGTGCAATTATTGACATTGAAGACGCTTTAGACGTAGCCAATGAAGTCAGTGGAAACCTGACAAAAGTAAACACAAAGCTAAAAATTCTAGCTAGTCGAGCCAAGAGGCATGGCCGCGAATCAACTCAAAAAGAATGGGAGAATTTTATGAATATCAGAGCCGACTTGGCGGCATTGCATCAAACACTCCTGAAAAGAATTGGCTCGGCCAAAAAGATTGAAAAAGAAGCCCGCACCAAGCAAGAGGAAGTGCAAACATTTGCGGATCACTTCAAGCAGGTAGTGCGCAATGAAGCCAATCCGGTTGATTATCAGCGATGGATTACTCAAGCGAAACTACGTTACGACGCGGAGCTGGCGCGTCAATCAAAATTTTCCGTCCACGCATAGTGGGATTAAATCATACCGCGTCTTTTTGTGATCTGTTTTTATAGTGCTTTTTCGCTGTCTCTTTTGCAAGCTCAAGCGTGCTTTCAACTGACGCAGGCTGTTTTGGGTGCGTGTTCAACCATTGAAATGGCTGTGTTTTTTTCGCTTCTTCCCAGTCTGTAACTTTGATCACAGCAATCCCTCGTGTTGTCATTACCGCCCAGCCATAGTGATGTGAAGTGTCATGTGCTTCTAGAAACGCCTCTACGTAACCTGGCGCGTTCAACTCGTCACGTAGCGTGAAGATTGATACCCAGTTCGGCGCGGGGCTGATTTTTGGGTAGCCGGAGTTCATAGCTATAAAGAATTAAAGGGGCTAGAGCTTTTTGAATCTTATCATTCAATTCGTTTTCAATGTCTGCCTCAATTTTTTCGTTACACATTGCTACGGCTTGATCAAGCTTTGCGAATAAACAATTCACGTCTTTTCTGTAGTAAAGATTCATCCCAAACATGTACTTCGTCTTGTCGTCATCTTTGATGCAGAAGATTGCGTAGTCTCCTTTTTCAATTCTGTTGTAATAGTAAAAAGCACAGTTGTGCATGATACCCGCCAATTGATGAAGTTCCTTTGTTCCAGTCGCGTAACAAACTGAGTAGCGATTATCGACAAATTCATCTTGCAGCTTCTTGCAGAACTGAATCGAGGGATTGCTTTCTTTGAAGCAAAAATGAACAAATGAGTTCTTTCTTTGTTTTGGGGTTAGCTCAATAAGTGCATCATGCAACTCTCTGATTGAGTTGTATTGAATTTGCGAAAAGTCAAATCCTTCATTCGCATTAAGTCTGTGCATCATTAAAAATGTATCATTGAGAATTATATTGCTATAAAGCGCTGAAATAATTGCATCAATAGATAAGCGATCAAAAACTTTCATTTGCTTCGCTTTCAAATACTTTGCCCCGTACTCGTAATAAAGACCATCCGAAAATATACGTTCTTGCCCAAAACGATCTAAATGCGCTTGCGACATTTTTTCAAGAAATTCTTGCGCATGATCTAGTGAGCGATTAATTCTTATGTACTTTGCAATTCGCAGCAATCCTTGCGCCATCAGTGGATTTTTCTTGATCGCACTGAATAGAACGCGCCTGCTCTTCTTTCCGTTTGTGCGCAAAATTGTTTTTACGGGATCGTCAAGCAGAAATTCACCAACAGAAATTTTACGCAGTGTTTCATCTGTAAATTCACGAGTGCCTGGGTAGCAGAGCTGCGTCATCAACGAGAACGGATCGTTGCTCAGATAGCGAGTCGAGATTCCATGACGCTTCAGAAAGCTGCGCAGAAAAGCAAGTAGGCGACGCTCCTGAGCCAAGTAGAGCCCACGATCAGGGTCTTTGTGCATGGGTTTTTTGCGATTACCCTCTTGCGCCCTGCAAAGCATTGCCAACTTGCTACGCATGTGATTCGGCGACGAAGTGCGAACTCCGACTCCGCGCCCAGCCAAGTTGTAAAAAATAAATCTTTTTTCACCAGATTTTAACGTTCTGATCTTGAGTTGATATTTGAAGTGATCATTAAAAACTGACCCACCCTCGTAGTCTTTCGATCTGTAGCGCGACGAAAAAGTAATTGAATTTTCATGTTCAAATGCAAAAAACGTATAACTTGAAGACGACATTTTTCCTTTTTCTGTTGCCTTCATGCCCTTGCGAAATGAGGCAATCTTTTTGCATGAAATATAGCTTTTCTTTTTCTCGACAGAGACTTGATCGAGCATTTGCCTGTTCTGCGCTGAGAGAGTGAGTGCGCATTCCGCAAAGTCTTGCGCACTATTGCTATTTTGTCAATACTTGGGCGCATCCTAGACAGACCTCTTCAAAGCTAGAAATTTCAGCAAGCGCATCGACTGCTGTTTTTTCTGCCTCAAAAATCGCATTCACGTGCGAGAGATAGTCAACGACATATCTTTTGTTTGCCGAGGCGTAAGCTAAAAGCTGTTCTGCCTGGGACTTGCATTTCTGAGCAATCAGCTTAAGATCTAACAGTTCATCGACTCTATACGCTTGCAAATTATCATTCAACTCGATAAATTCAATGGAAAGATCAATCGACTTTTTTCTTTGCAGGAATTCTTTCATGATGCGCACGCACTGAGCTCTGTACGCACGCTTGTCTTCATATTTCAAGAAGCGATAATTAAAATCATCGACAAGCGCAAAGCAGTGAGAACTTCCCGCAAATCCCGACAGTGTTGAACACAGTGCAAATGTTTCTGCATTGACTTTTATTTTGTCGCCGATACGCAAATGCTGAGGGGGCGCAAAAGAATCTCCGTCATAGCAAAGTATAAATTCATCATTCCACCTGCATTTGTCATCCTTGTTTCTGTGACAGATTGGGCAGGGCGTGTTGCGAGATGAATGATTCACTCTGCACGCTCCGTCATTGCATAAAATTCTTTGGCGAAAGAAATCTCACATGTTCCCGTCGCCCCTTTTCTGTTTTTAACAACAGCATACTCATAACGCATTGCATCTTCGTTTCTGTCGTAATACCAAGGCCAATAATTCATGATCACCATGTCAGCGTCTTCTTCGATGCGCCCTGATTCACGAAGATCAGAAAGCATTGGTTTTTTGTCATTTCTCGATTCAACACCTCTGTTCAATTGGCAAACGGCAAGAATATCAACACCTGTTTGCAGTGCAACAGTTTTTAGTTTTCGTGTTGCTGCGCCGATTGCAAGTGCTCGTGTTTCAGCTTTTGTTGAATCAGAATCAAGATCCATCAATGTTAGGTAGTCAATGATCACAAGTGAAAGATCTTTATTTTTGCGCTTTTCTGTTTTGATTTTTGTTGCAACTTGAGTTGGCGACACGTTGTATGTATTTGTAAAGATAAAGTTCTCTGCAATGCGTTCGATTGGAATTGATCGAATCCGCTCCTCTTGCTCCTCATCTTTAATTTGCCTGATGATGTGCCCATAGCTAAGAGGTGTGCCACCTTTTTCTAAGCACATTAAATAATCAAGACATGACAACATGCGCTGACAGACTTCTTTGTCAGACATTTCAAGCGTGTAAAAAAGCACCTTGGAACCCTTTGTGGCGACATCGAGAGCCAAGTTCATGGCCCAGGTCGATTTGCCGCTGCCTGGGCGTCCTGCAACAACGATCAGGCGTCCGTCCGTCCCAAGTGTGGGATGGTTCAGGCCACCGCCTAGGGCGCTGTTAAGGAAGCCAAAACGGGTGCGTAGGACACGATTTTCCTGCTTCGGACCAAGCAGCATTTCCTTGGCAGCGATGAAGGGATGAACTTCATCTTTTTGTGTTTCTACGCCCTCAATAAGCTGCGCGGCATTTAGCACATAAGAAAGCGCGACCTGAGATTCTTGTATGTTGCAGCTTCTTTCTACAATATCTAGCGAATTTTTTAAGTAATCTTTAACGAGAGAGCGGGCGTGATGAAAATGCCAAATAGGGATAATTTTATTTTTCCAGACATCAAGATCTTTTTCTACAGGGCGTGAAACAATCTCATCAATGTAATTGTCAATTGTTGCTGCATCGCATTCGACTATTTTTCTAAGGCGAGTCGAAACAGTAATTTCATTCGTCGGCGCGTCCTGGAAAGTTAGTAGTTCTTCTTGCAAGCAATCGAACATGCTTTTGTTAAGTGCGTCAGAAAATATCTCGCGCCCTTTAGGAAGATCCATGAATTTATCAATCCAATCCTGTTCGCCGAACCCAAAACAAAGATGGTTGTAGGCGGCGGCAAGAAAATGTTTTTCTATTTCAACTGAGTCCTGCTGAGTTTCAAAGTCTTCGATGCCGAGTGTTGTCACGTTGTTCTGAGTGCGAGAGTTTGCAGATTGTAGCACGTATTTCAGAATTGCAAGTCGCTTGCTGCGTCTTCTTCAAAAATTGTTGTGACAGCTTGCGTGCTGGGTCTGTTGTTGATTTGCCATGCAGGAGTTTTTTGTTTTCCAAAGCGCTCCCAGTTTTCGTAAGTAATCGAACTCCATTTTTTCTCGCCCATTTGTGATTTCTCGATAGCAGTTTGCAATTGTTTTTTTACATGCTGCATACCACCGCTTTTATCTTGCAAGATTTTTCTTAGCTGCAAAATTAAGCCTGCGAAAGCTCGTTGCGTCTTTGCCCCTGCCTTGTGCTCGTTGAAGAAGCTGCAGATCAGCTCTGAGAGGGGTCTGAGATCGTCAGGAACGCTGCTCTGAGTCGCCTTGACTCTCTTCGTACCCGAAGCGGGTGAAGGCGTGTGTGTGGCGGGTGTGGGCGGAGCAGGGATCTGTCGGGGGGATACAGGGGGGTTTTCTTCTAATTGGTCTTCTGGATTTATTGGTCTTCTTAATACGACTGGTTTCCCGTAGGACGGGTTTCCAGTCGCCTGGTTTTCCGTAAGACGGGTTTCCAGTCGCACGGTGGGTCGATCCCGGAAGGCCAGCTCTCGGCTGATGACCTTCCCTGTTTTTTCACATCGCACAACTTTATCTTCCAAATATCCAAATTCACGCAACTCTGCAAGAGCTGCTGTGACTGCATCTCTTCCTTCTGTGCCATGACTCATGATCCAAGCCTTATTAAACTTGAAGCCACTGTTATGACTTAGGCATCCCGCAAGAATTCCTTTTGCACGCCAACTTAATCTTGAATCTCTAATCGCTTCATTAAGTATCATTGTAAATTTTGCCGACTCCGCTTTGCTTTCAAAAACGTTGTCGTTGTCAGATAGCATTTTCAACCTCCTCAATAATTTGCAGTGCAGCAAGTGCAGCTTGAATTTGCTGTTTTTCTAGTATGTCGTATTTGTTTCTATCATTTTTGTCTGCTGCGCGCAATTTGCTGATTGCAAGCTGTGAAATCAAAGCCTGAAGCTCCATTGTTTTTTGCGCCTGTCGTAAATTCATTACGGGCGCAAGTTCAGATAGCTGAATTGAAATCCCAATCGGGTCCAAACTTTTCTCGCGCAATTTCTCCGATTGCGATTGTGAGATCGTCGTCAGTTTTTCTGAGAAACTTTTTGAACTCGTCATGAAGCTCAAACTCCTGTTTGTCTAGCAAATCAAGTTGTCTGTGAAATTCACTCATCGCCGGTGAATCTTCTAGGTAATCAGTTGCTTTAATGTAAAGCGCTGATCTTTTTTGCGTTAGTTCTTGAACACGCTTTTTGTGCTCATCCCGTCGCGTGACAATGCTGTTTCTGAGATGCACTGCACGCGCTAGGGACTTTACAAG